GGCAAAGTTTGAGGCGATGCAAGCCAACGCCACGCTGACGAAGGAAATCCAAGACTCGTACCAGCGACTGACGGAAGACCTGAAGGCCAACCTCGACACCCAACAGGAGTACAACGAGGAGCAGAAGCAGTACATCAAGGAACTGAAGGAAGACCGCCGCCACTTGCGCGAAGAGCGCGACGACCTGCGCAACCGCCAGGACAAGACCGACGCGAACGTGCGCGACTTGCAGATGAAAGTGGCCCGCTACGGCCGCATACTGGAGTGTATGCGCCCTTTCCTGTGTGGACGGGACGGTTGCGCCATCCGTGTACCCGTAACCATCTCGCCAAGCGGGGAGATTGAGAACACCATCCGCCCAGAGGCTAAGCAGCATGACATCGAGCCTGAGAATGGGATTTAGATAAAAAGACATAGTAACAGAATAACGTTTTTTGGATAATAAGAACATAAATATATGTCCACACCCGTAACCATGCACTTTACGATTGAAGAGCTCTACGCCTCGGCGACCGCCAAGGCGAATGGAATAGACAACAAACCTAACGTACAGCAAATCATCTGTCTGGTGTATCTCGCTGCCTACGTGCTCGAACCGCTCCGCGAGGCGATGAACGAGCCCATCAGGATCAGCAGCGGCTACCGTTGCGAGCGGCTGAACAGAGCCGTCGGAGGTGTTTCGAACAGTCAGCACACGAAAGGCCAGGCGGCAGACCTCTGCATCGACGGCGATATGAAGAAAGGCCGCAAGTGGTTTGACTGGATCAAGACGCATTTAAACTTCGACCAACTCATCTGGGAACACGACCGCAGCGGCACGTACTGGATTCACGTCTCGTATGTCGCTCCACCTTACGGCCGAAACCGCCGGAAAGTTATAGACAATCTCTTGAAACGATAAACCCGCGACGGGCAAAAGTCAGTAGTTTTTTCATAAAATCATTAATTGTTTTAGTAGTTAGTATTTTATTATTGGTTGGGCTCGCAGCGGCGAGCCTTTTTGTTTGCCACACAGAAAAACACGACTGAAAAACACGAAGTAAACCCCCAACCGCTTTTTGTCAGAGTTGTAAAGACAAAAAGCGAATCAACATGAAATGGCTCACGATTGAAGACATCAAGAAGCAGTTGCGCATCACCTACAGCGATGAAGATGATGTGCTCGACCTCTACGGGTCGTCAGCCGAAGACACCGTGCTGAACTACCTGAACAGGTCGTATCAGGAACTGCTCGAAACCTACGGCGAAGTGCCTGCGCCCATCCGACAGGCCACGCTGATGCTGGTGGATAACAGCTACCAGCACCGCACACCAGCGGAACCGACCAACATGTACTATGTGCTCTACGGCTTCGACGTTCTCGTGAAGCCATACATGCGCCTGAGTGGTGGCGTTGGCAGCTGCCAGCTCATCACGACCTACACCGTCGGCTCGCAGATCAAGATACAGGTGGGCGGCATCATGCCAGACGGTACGCCAGAGTTTGAAGACATCGACTTCTCGCTGGAGGTGTATAACGACGACGAGAAGGACAAGAAGGTGGCATTCACCAAGGATGAGTGCGTGCTGACGGCCAATGGCTATGCCGTGCTGGTGGACTCCGACAAGCTCGGTATCGGCACTTACATGCTGAAGCTGACAAAGATGGTGCCAGACGAGGACTTCCCCGACGGTGTGCGCAAGGATGTGCATCGCGTGAATCCGAATGTGAAGGTGACAGGTTAGTAAACAATCAAAAAAGAAAATAGTATGTTTGATATTAAAAATGTAATCCAGAAAGGTGAACGCGCGAAGTACCAGGTCATCGTGAACTACGAAGACTTCTCGATGCGCAACGACGACTTTACCATCCGCCTGTATTGGGGAATGAAGGGTGACGAAATCGTAATTCCGAAAAGCGACCTGTTGCAAGACGAGGACGGCAGGTTCTTCATCCAGTTCGACACGAAGGACATGATAGGTATCGTGAAGGCAGAGGTGACTGCCTATGTTCCCGATTCAGACTATCCTGACGACGTGCGTACAGAGATGGAGCGTGTGCCATTGTGCTTCGTGAACGAAGCCGACAAGATGCCTATCTACATGGGTAGCGACTATCTCTACGACGGTCAGCACGTGACCTTCATCCGTACCATTGTCAGCGGTCTGCGCTCGCTCTACTTCTACCTGCGCGACATCGTTGGACTGTTCCTCTTCGACTCCACAGGCCGACAACTGAGAGCTCGCAAGCGTGAGCGCAATTCATAAACAGATTATTAACATATTAAAAACTATACGATTATGGCAGAACAAGATTTTTATTTCCAGATGACTGCTGAGACCATGCAGCAGCGACTGAATCAGGTGCCCATCAACGCCTCGGCCATCGAGCAGGAGGAATCTAACCGCCAGCAGGCTGACGAGGCTCTATCTACGAGAATCGACAGCAAGCAGGACGTGCTGACCTTTGACGATGCACCCGTTCAGAACAGTCAGAACCCCGTGAAGTCTGGTGGCATCAAGACCGCCATCGACCAGATGGGAGCTACGAAGCAGAACGTGCTGACATTCGACAATGCCCCGGCACTCGGTTCGCTGAACCCCGTCACGTCTAACGGCATCAAGCAGGCTGTGGATTCAGAAGAGACGAGGGCACGCGAGGCAGAGTCGGCCCTGAACACCTCCAAGCAGGACAAGCTGACCTTCGACAACGCGCCGACACCGAACAGCACCAACCCAGTGACCTCTGACGGTATCAGCCGTGCCATTGCAGACTTCATCACGACCAGCGTGAACAACCTCGTAAACTACTACACCAAGAATCAGACCTATACCAAGGTGGAGGTGCAGGCACTGGTTGACACCGTGAAGCAGTTCACCTACGAGGCGGTGGAGACATTGCCACAGGCTTCAGCCCTGACGATGAACAAGATTTATCTCGTGCCTTCACCCACACCACTGTCACTGAACACGCGCGACGAGTTTATCACCATTGCCCGTGAGCAGAGCGGCAGCGTGGTATATCAGTGGGAGCAGATCGGCTCGACGTCTATTGACCTGTCGCTGTACTCGACGACCGAACAGATGAACGCAGCCATCGCCAACGCCCTCGCTGCCTATTCGACCACGGCACAGATGAACCAGGCCATCGCAACTGCTCTTGCCTCGTACTACACCAAGGCAGAGATTGACGCGGCTCTGGCCACGAAGCAGCCTGTGCTGACCTTCGACACGGCACCTGCTGCTGGCTCAGCCAACCCCGTGACATCGAGCGGCATCAAGGGAGCCATCGACGCGATGGGAGCCACAAAGCAGGATGTGTTGACATTCGACACGGCACCGACGGCAGGCTCGGCCAACCCAGTCACCTCTGGCGGTATTGCTCAGGCTATTCAGAACTTCATCACCCGTGCGGTGACCGACCTCGTGAACTACTACACGAAGACCGACACCTACACCAAGACCGAGGTGCAGGCACTCATTGCCAGCGTTGCTCAGTTCCAGTTCGAGGTGGTGGATGAGCTGCCAACGGCTTCAGCCGAGACGATGGGTAAGATATATCTCATTCCGAGTGCTCATGCTGTGACCGATAACGTAAAAGACGAGTACATCACCATTCTCCGTGAGGTGGAGGGCTCTATGACCTACAAGTGGGAACAGATAGGAACGACCGCCGTTGACCTCTCAGGTTATTACACCAAGACAGAGATCAACAGCTTGCTGGCAGACTACTCGACCACCGCCCAGATGGTTGAAGCCATTGCAACGGCTCTGACATCGTACTACACGAAGACGGATATTAACACCATCATTGCTTCGTACTACACCAAGACCGAGGTCAACAACCAGCTGTTGCAGAAGGCTGACAAGGTGCCAAACGCCACGAACGGCAACATCGCTGAGCTCGATGCCAACGGCAACCTGCGCGATGCTGGCAAAAAGGTTGGCGACTTCCAGTTGAAGATTCTCGACCTTGCGCCAATCGGATTCGGCAAGGGAACCTGCTCGACGGCTGGCAATGTCGCCGCTAAAGTGGTGACCATCCCGAACTTCCTGCTGCTGAAGGGCGGTATCGTATGCGTACACTTCACCAACGCCTTCACCGCCACTGGTGCGACACTGAACATCAACAGCCTCGGTGCGAAAGCCATCAAACTCTACGACTCGAACATCCCGCCACACAAGGTACACAACCATTCCGAGGTGACGATGATGTACGACGGTGAGGTGTTCGATGTCATCTCAATCGAGAACCAGGGCGAGTCGGGCGTTCAGGGAGCCGTTGACCTCTCCCTGCCTTCAGGACTGTTGTGGGCAGACCATAACGTAGGTGCAGCCACGCCCGATGCCGTCGGCCTGTATTTCTCTTGGGGAAATGTCACAGGTCACGCAGAAGGCAGCGGCTACGACTTCAGCGATGCCGTTTATGCCGAGACCGCAGGCGCAGCACTCACTGGCGACATCGCCGTAGGCAACACCTATGACATGGCTCGCCACAACATGGGCGCACCCTGGCGACTACCTACGATGGCCGACTTCGTGGAGCTCAACGCCAACTGTGACTCAGAATGGACAGACGAGAATGGCATGCCTGGTCGTAGGTTCACATCACTCATCAATGGCAACTCTATTTTCTTCCCCGCTGCTGGCTACTACATTGGTACGACGCTCGGCAACCGTGGGGCGAGCGGCAACTACTGGTCTTCCTCTTGGGGCTCAGAGACGAATGCTAGCGACATGTACTTCTATTCGACTGGTGTCTATCCGCAGGACTACAGCCTCCGGCGCTATGGGTTTACGGTCCGCGCGGTTCAGTAATCGCCTTGCCGATTTTCCTGTCTGGGCTTGTCGCGCCCCAAGCGCGACTATCAAAAGCCCAGACGGGTAAATCGGAATGTTTTGGTTTTTCATGTTTTATTTTTTTTTTATTAAAAGATTAAGAATATGCAGATTATTGCTGCAATAGAATACGACCGCATTCTTCGACCGTGACATGACGCAGTTCTTTCTGCGAAGGCAGTAAACCCCAAACCACATTTCGCCCGCTTTTTAGACAGATAAATTCATTCTAAAAAACGATAAGACATGAGCAAGAAATGTGGTAAGAGTGCCGAGTTCGCACTCGTTCGTGAAGAGCGCAGCCAGCTGGTGGTTGGCTACGGCAAGACAAAGGTAGATGGCAAGAGTCTCTACGAGTGGTATGAGGTAGGTTTCAACACCAAGAAATCTGGCAAGCCGACACTCGACCAGGTGAAGCAGGCCATCTTCGACGACATCAACAGCCGTACAGACGAGAAGATTATCAGCGGCTTCGTATGGACTCCAAAGGCCGGTGGAGACCCTATCCACGTATGGCTCTCGACAGAGAATCAATTCAATTTCAAGAGTGCTTACGACCTCGCCGTGCAGAAAGACGGTGCCACGCTGCCCGTGACATTCAAGATGGGTGAGGCGGCCGACGGCACACCTATCTATCACACCTTCGAGACGATGGGGGATGCAGACGACTTCTATCTTCAGGCCGTTGCCTTCGTCAACCAGACGCTTGCAGACGGTTGGCTGGAGAAAGACGGCATCGACTGGGAGCCATACGAAGAGTATTTCAATCAATAATCAACGACCGCGATGACATTCAGCACAGGATTTTTGAAACACAGGATCATCGTGCAGAACCGCACGAAGGCGAAGCAGGGAAAGTTCGGACTCGACTCAGCAGGAGCCGAGTTCGAAGACACCTGTGAGTTGTGGGCGGCTGTCGATTGGGCGAAAGGCACGAGCGCACTCCGCGAGGGTTCGTTGGATGCCTATGCCGTGGTGGTCGTAAGAATGCGCTGGAGTCCCGACATAACTTGCCGTTCACGCATCAAGTACGAGGGTAAAGTCTATCAGATTCTTCCCGATACATTCCACGACGACCGTCAGGCCAACACCATCCAGTTCACCGCGCAAGCCATCATTAACGACAAATAAGTAACTATGAAACGAACAATCGCAATCGTACATTTCAACACACCGGAGCTGACCGAGGCTCTCATCAAGAGCATCCGCAAGCACGGCGGCGAGGAATATAAGGTTGTTATTTTTGACAACTCGAACGAGCGACCTTTCGCCAAGAAGATGAAGGGCGTGAAAGTGATTAACAACCGAAAAGGTCAGATTATCGACTTCGAGAAGGAACTGGCGAAGTACCCTGAGCGCGACGAGAAGATAGGCTGCGCAAAAGGGTGCTACTTCGGTAGCGACGTTCACATGATGTCGGTGCAGAAGATGTGGGAGTTGGTGCCCGAAGGCTTCGTGCTGATGGACTCAGACATTCTCATCAAGGCTCCATTCGACTGGATGTTCATGGAAGACCAGTGTTGCTGCGGGTATATCTCCAACGTGACCGCCAAGCGCATACCAAGACTGTTGCCATTGCTCTGCTGGGTGAACGTACCGATGTGCAAGGCTGGCGGTGCTACCTACTTCGACCCGAATCGTGCGTGGGCTCTTCATCAAGGCGAGGATAAGCGCAACTGGTGGGACACGGGCGCGGCTTTTCTCGACGACATCAAGCGACTGAAGCCACAGTGTCACGGTAAGGCTATCAGCCGCGAACAGATCAAGAGCATGATTGAGCACTACGGTGCCGGATCGTGGAAGAAGAACGACTTACAGACTCAGCAGGCGTGGCTCAACGAACATAAAGACTTGTGGGAATGAGGTACACGGTTCTGACATACATCTTCAACGGCTATGAGCGGGTGCACGAAGTCAAGGAGAAAGACCCCGATGCCGACTATGTGCTGGTGACAGACGACCCGCACCTGACGAGCGAGACGTGGCGCGTCATTTACGACCAGATGCCCAGGTACTCCGCATTCGCCAAGTGCTACACCGTGCGCTTCCATCCGTTCCGCTATGCCGATACACCCATCATCGTGAGGGTTGACGGCTCAATAGGTATCAACAAGTCGCTGAAGCCGATAGTTGACGAGTTCGAGCGCGGCAAGTATGACCGATGTCTGATGATCCATCCGCACCGCAACACGCTGCCCAGCGAATACGATGTGTGGGTGAAGACGAGGGGCTATCCGCGTAGTCAGGCTGACAAGTGTATGGTGGCCTTGAAACGTATGGGCTACGACCTGGAGCAAGAAGGACTGTATCAGGGTTGCTTCGAAGTCCTGAAGGATAACCGCGTGAACAACAACATCAACGACCTTACATTTGGTCTGCTGTGCCTTATGGGAACCAATGCCATTGAGCGCATTGACCAGATCATCACATCGGCCATCATCAACCGCTTCTACAGCAATTTGAAAGTGTTGCCCGTGAGCGAGGACATCATCACCGACGGCAACCTGATGACGTGGTACTTCCACAACTCTGACAAGGCGATACCTCAGAAGACAGACTTGATTCCTCCGATTTTCGCTGGTAAACCCGTGACGTGTTTTCGACCGAATAGAAAAAGGAAATAAGATATGAGTTTTTTCAGTAATCTTTTCAAAGCGGCTACGCCCGAAAATGCGCTGATGTTGCGCGAGGCCGACCCGTCGGCAAAGCCCGTGC